GAAATATGTCGGTACTATAAGTCATTGAGGGCAGTGGACGATCAAGACATTAAAAAGTATTGCCCTGATATTACCACAGACGACGATTGGATGCAACGAGTATTAGTTGAAAAATACAGACACTTGGGACCGTGGGTTTGGCACATTGTGTCATTGATGCTGTTCGGGCCTGTGGGATTTATTCTTTCGTTGATAGCTCGCTACACAACTAAAGATTGGTTAGGGGTGTTCCTTGGCAATTATGCTAACCATAAGTATGGATTCGAATATGCAGGGCATAGGCATCCCACTGACAGATCTAAAAATATGATGCCATGGGGATTGTTTATGGCCGGTGAAGAATTGCACAACAATCATCACAACTATCCATTAGATCCTAGCTTTGCCCGCTATTGGTTTGAATTTGACTTAGGCTATGCTTATGCTAAAATACTATCCTATATGGGCCTACTAAAAATTAAGAGAGAAATGAAATGAGCCGCGCACAATATAATTTAACAACAAAAACAGATTACCTTAATCGTAAAATGTTTCTGGATCCAGCAGGTCCAGTTACTATTCAACGATTCGAAGAAGTAAAATACAATAAGATTGCTGACTTTGAAAAAACAGCACGAGGATTTTTCTGGATTCCAGAAGAAATTTCGTTGACTAAAGATGCAAGCGACTTTAAAGAAGCCAGCGATGCGGTCAAGCATATCTTTACTAGCAACGTGTTGAGACAAACTGCATTAGACAGTTTGCAAGGCCGCGGCCCAAGCCAAATCTTTACTCCGGTATGTAGTATTCCTGAACTGGAAGCTCTAATGTACAACTGGAGCTTCTTTGAAACCAACATTCACAGTCGTAGCTACAGTCACATTATTCGTAACATCTACAACGTGCCCAAGGAAGTGTTTAACACTATTCACAACACACAAGAGATTGTGGCCATGGCCAGCTCAGTGGGTAACTACTATGATAAGTTACATCAAATCAACTGTCGAGTAGAAGCCGGTATCGAAGTTACAGAAGATGAACATATTAAGGCAATTTATCTTGCTTTACATGCTAGTTACGCACTAGAAGCATTCCGCTTTATGGTATCATTTGCTACGTCTTTAGCCATGGTAGAGAACAAAATCTTCATTGGTAACGGCAACATCATTGGTTTGATTCTGCAAGACGAATTGTTGCACAAAGGCTGGACTGCTTGGTTAATCAATCAAGTAGTTAAAGAAGATCCTCGCTTTGCTAGAATTGCCAAAGAGTGTGAAGCAGAAGTAATTCAAATTTACAAAGATGTTATTGCTGAAGAAAAATCTTGGGCAGACTACTTGTTCCAAAAAGGCCCAGTTATTGGTTTGAACGCCAACATTCTTAAAGACTTTGTGGACTACACAGCAGTCGGTGCTCTAAAGGACATTGGTATTAAGTATTGGAATCCTGCTCCAAAGACAACACCGATTCCTTGGTTTAATAAACACACAGATACTAGCAAAAAACAAACAGCATTACAAGAAAATGAAAGTACTAATTATGTCATTGGTGTAATGAGTGATGCTTTGGATTATGATTCTTTGCCTAACATCTAATAGCGACTAAATTATAATACAAAGGAAATTTATGTTAACTGTATATTCAAAAGCAAACTGCCCTTTCTGCGATCAAGCAAAAGGTCTATTAAAATTAAAAAATATCGAATTCGAAGAAGTACGTGTGGACTTAGTACCGGAAGCACGTGAGTTCATCATGGCAGAAGGTCACAGAACAGTTCCGCAAATTTACCAAGACGGTAAAGTGTTTGTGGAAGGTGGGTTCCAGGGCCTGTCAAAATTAACTGAAGATCAATTAAAGGAAAAATTAAATGCTATTTGATGCTAGCTATAAAGACGGTGAAATCGTTTGCTTTAAATTAGTAAATGGTGACGAAATAGTCGCAAAAGTAGTTGAATGTAAGCCTGGAGGTTGGAGAATCAACAAGCCCTGCACAGTGGTCCCAAGTCACCAAGGCATTGGTTTGGTGCAAACCCTGTTTTCGGCGGATATAAATAAAAATGTAGAGTTAAAATTTGAGCATGTAATGATGCACTCAACTACTCTTAAAGCATTAGAGGATCACTATATCAGTACCACAACTGGCATTGCTGTAGGCAACGGTCCTATTATAACCTAAGGAAACGTATGGCAGGCGGCGTGACAAGAGAAGGCGACTTATTTGGTATGGGCGGAATAGTATTTGGAAACAGCGCAAGCAATGTGACAGTGGACGGACGTCCTGTGGCATTGTCTGGCAGTATGTTTACACCTCACATTCTGTGCAGTTTCAAGAGTCCGCAGCATTGTTTTGGCATGGTTACTAGTACTGTCCGCGGAGTGGTGGTCAATGGCATACCACCATTGACTCAGGGCAGCAAAGGTACATGTGGCCATACTGTATCGGGCGGCAGCAGCACTGTGGTGATTGTAGGATAATCAATGAGAGTATCGACCACGTATGCTAACGTAACTCCCGGCATTCAAACGTCCGGTTTGACACCTTTGCAAATTGCATTAGTAAACACTATGACCGGCGCGCCTGTTAATGCCAGTAATAGTCCCATTCTTATTAACAAGGCATTTATCAACACCATGAACGCTTATGCCGATTCGGGTGTATTGAGTCCCACACCTTACGATTCCCGGGCCAGCACAAAGATAGACATCAACAGTTTGCCAGGCTATAGTTATGTGGCCGAAGGTAACGACGTTTATTTGTATCGTCGAGCACCTGATTGCGGCGAAGAAGAAAACAGAGTTGAAAAAGTACTGATAGGTAATCTAGCAGTTTTGTCTCAACAGATAGGTAAAATTCTATATACCTACTATGGCAGTCTGGTTCGCGGAGGCTCAGTATCCAGTGGCGCAGGCGGACCGTACGGCACAGGCGGTCTGCTAAGTCCTTATCCTGGGTCCGACGGCAGTGCTTACAATACCGACTCGACTGTTAGTACATTTGATGACTTTGCAGGCAATGCTACTCCTGTTAATGCACCAGCACCCAGCGGAGGAATAGCATGAGCGATAATTTAGTAGATGCCCGCTACGTAGGCGGCGCAAAAGTATCCAATTACATTTCTGTGCCCACAGGGCAAGTAGATGCAGAAGGCGCAAGTGGTAGTATTACTGTATACCTTCCACAAAACTTCGATGTACCTAGCCAACCTGGCGTGTATTCGGGTAGCCTGAGTAGTTTAGGCAATATGGTAGCCATGCAGTTGAATACCGAAAACTATTTGTTTTATGATTCTTACTCAGGTGCCACAGCAGATCCAAACAAAACAAATTTTGGTTTCTCGTATAGACAAAACATCAACATTCAAGTTAAACCATATCTATTGGGTTATTTTAGACAGTATTGGAAAAATCCGGCAGGCACTACATTTGGTGCAGACAGTCCTATCCCTGCACTAACTGGAGTTATGCCTGCTACTAGCGAGTTTAGTGCTATACAGGGTAGCTTCTTATTTTATGTTGACCAACAGATGTGTCGACTAACAGGCGGCGGTGGCGGATTTAACTTTGACTATTTCTACAGTGCATTTAGTCAATTACTGGGTTGGGTAGATACTAGCAACAAGTACATTCTTGCGCTCAAGCAAATAGAGCAAAGGAACCTAGAGTACTACGGATTTAAAAACTACAATCAGTACGTCACACAAGGCTTGACCAAATATCAAACTGGTCAAGCATTAAGAAAATGTTTGAGCAATATAGGCAAGATGACGCAAGCCATCGGTCAAGGACATTTCGGAACTCCAGGTGCAGTGGCCAAAGTTCTAATAGACAACAATCTAGGCTTTATCGGCGACTTGAGTCAGAAACTATACTTGGCAGGTGTGGTATACGATGATATCTACAATCCGGACTATAACATATTCATCACTAATATACTACAGTCCATTACTGACCCTGCCGACATAGAAGTTATACAGGATACATTAGAAAGCCGCTGCGCTATTATGAGAAGTCCGTTTGACTATACTTCTATGGAAGCCGCTAGTGGTTTACAAAACGATAGCGAATTTGCTAATCTTGAAGAAGTGGGCAAGGACTTGTATTTAAAATTCCCTAATGCGGAGTTTCCAGACGGCGCCACTCTTGTTCGTTTAATTGACGACATTGAAGGAGTTTCCAGTAGTTCAGTAGAGGATGTTGCTGGCACTGACACTTTGTTGTCGCCGGACATCATTGAATCATTTAAAAACTTTTTACCTTTGGCGCAAGGCGAAGATCCTATTACACTGATGAACGTAATCGGCACACCTTCGGGCTATCTCAATGACTACATGAAAAAGGTAGTCGAGGGAATAGACGAACTAGCCAAGACACAGTACGGCCAACAGATTGCCAATGCACTGATGGAAATTAGTAGAACAGGTGCAGGCGTCGCATTAAACTCGGCTGAGGAACGTGCATTTGAAAGATATGTACCCGTGCCACCGCCTGTGTATGCATCAGACGAGTTCGGGACTACACTGGTGTCTGAAGGTGGCCCGGGCTACTGGATAGTGCAGTGTAATCAAAAGAAGCAAGCCTACTATGACCTGCTGAACACTGTAGTAGCAGACAAGACAGGAAACATTCCTGCTATTATCGAAAAGATCAACAGTAACTATCTTGAAGCTTGTAGACTACTACAAACCGAAATTAAAAATTACGCCAAAGCCAACATAACAGTTTCACCATTTGCATTCAATGGTCAAATTTTTAGCTTTGTGGAAAACTTATCCAGCTTGGCAGTCGACTCCGGGAACATCGGAACTGCCTACATGTTGTACAATATGGCCCAGGACAATGCTGCTGGTAACCTATTGAAAACCGTTATAGTGCAAGCCAGAAACGAGCAAAGTCTAGTAGACGCTGGTGTCAAATTAAACGGTCCAGTTTGAGTAAACTACTCGTATTACTTGATTAATATACC